GAAATACCGGACAAAAAATCTTCTACTATACAAAATTACACACAAAAATTTAAAAAAGGTGCTGAGATAGGAAACATGCTTGTTAATTCTAAAAAGAACGAAGGCAAGTTAAGTAAAATTGCAAGTCGCAAAGGCAAAAAATTACAAATAAAAGATCTTAAAGCAAAAATAAAAAAATTATCCAGAAAAAGACTTAAAGAAGCAAATCCAAAATTATTTGAGATTAATTTTAATAGGCAATCTGTAGCCAGAGAGGCCTTAGACGCTCCTGTCAAATGCGGATTTGAGGCAGAAACATTTTGGTATAATGTTGAAGGTAGTAGTAATTCAGAATATGTAGATGATATGAGTGTTTCAGATGTGGAATACGAATTTGGAGATTTACCTGATAGTGCATATGATTATTATAATGATTGGATTCGTGAAAAAGCCATGGACGAATATTTACCAGACATTATAGACGCCTGGATAGAAGACAACAGAGATGACGATGAATTTATTCGAGATTTTATAGATTCTGATGTCGGGCCTACAGAAGATGCTGTTGAAGAATACAAAGAAGAATTTGCAGAAGAAGATCCTGTCGAATATGAAAATCGTGAGGAAGATGGCTGGGACATGGATAACTGGGCCAGAGACTTAATTAATGAAGAATATGAAGCAGATTATGAAGACTTTCTTAGAGAAATAGCAAACGAAGAAGATCAATTATTAGATGATGCTATAGTAGAATGTGAAGGCGATTATGATATGGACGGTTATATAAGTGACCAATATTACAGCATGAGCGAATTCCTAGATGACTTTGGTTTTGATTATGGCAGACAAACTGGCGATGTAGAAGGTGTTGCAGATGAATTTCATATATGGCAAAAAGAAAACAGCAAATTTAAAACGTATCCAGAATCAGGAGATTACGGCGATACTAGTGGTGATGAAAATGAATGGGCTGTGGAAAGAGATAGTTCAATAGATCCTGATGAAGGTGCACCTGCAGAAATTATATCTCCAGTATTCAGTAGTCCTAGAGAAATGTTACAAGAAGTAAAAAGTTTTCTAGATTGGGGAGAAGACAATGCCGCCTTTGGATCTAACCGTAGTACAGGATTTCATGTTACTATGAGTTGGCAAGGAAGTTCTCAAGAAGAACCAAATAGATTAAAAATGGCATTATTATTAGGCGATGAGTATTTGCTGAAAACATTTGATAGGCTAAAAAATTCATATGCTAGAAGCCAATACCTAAATATTTTAAAACATGCTGAAGGTATGAGGCGAGGGGACCATAAAAGTTTCTTAGAATTAGAAAAAGAGCTAACAAAAGGTATAAGCAAAGAAAAATTCAGCAGTATCCATTTTAAAACTGGTTATGGAAAAGATAAATCTTCTGGAAACGAACTTATTGAATTTAGGATCGCAGGTAATGATTATGTACAGGCATATGAAAAATTAGTTAAAGCAGTTGTAAGATATGCAACTGTAATGAAAGCAGGATATGACGAAAAAGCATTTAGAAAAGATTATATTGCGGCCTTAAGCAGAGTAATGCGTAAAAGTCAGGAAGTAGATACTGAACGTGCAAAAAGATATGACGAAATAGACCATCCTGTAATTGATGCGGCAAAAGAAATTGTTAGTAAAAAAGATTATTTTGATATACTAGATGTACTTGAAGCAAGTTTAAATTATTATAAAGAATATTTAGAGCTCAGTAAACCAGATGCAGATAAAAAATGGGAAAAAAGCATTGACGATTACAGAGATGGCACAGGCAGAGATCCTAGTTGGATGGGCGAAAGCATAAACGAAGATGAAGGCATTACAGGTTACATAGAGCCTGATAGTTTAGCACCAAGCAAACGAGCACCAGCAGTATTACAAAAAGCACAAGATAGATTTGCTAGAGCAGTTAATTTGTTAGCACAAAATATTATAGACAACAATGCAAGGCAAACACCTAAAACCAGACATATTGGTGCATTTAGAAAGTATGCAAATGAATTAAAATTAGATGGTGAGCAATTAAGTAACGTATTAATAAAAAGTATTAGCAATGATACTGCAAGAAATGATAAAGAAAACATTATTAGGTTACAAAAAGGTGCATTACAATTATTTAAAAAAGAAGTTGTAGATAGTCCTGAGTTTTTCGATATGCAAGATCTTGATCCCGTTGTGGACGGCATGTGGCAATTCTTCCAGCACGAAGATGCCATGGATAACGGAAAACTGGACAAACTACAAAAAATAATTATTACTGTAAATCCTAAACTTGAGAACAATGAAATAGAAAGGGTATTAAAGGATTTAAGAAGATCCAGACAGAAAAATGATTTTTACAGATTGATACAAAGAGGTGGATATAATGATCCTGCACTAATAACACCAAATATGGTATCCAATAAAGGTGCAATTAAAAAGTTATTAAAATTTTTAGAGCCATATAATGATTATGAACATCCTACTAGTAAGGATCATCATCCAAATATAAAAAGCGATGATCCATATGAAACTGTGGTACAAATGAATCTCATACAAAAAATGAGAACCAGATTAACTCATCTAAAGGAAATTAAAAATACAGATGAGGAAAAATACAAAAACCTTCAAAAACAATTAATGAAAATAGGCAATAAATTTATTAAAGAATTAAAGCCAGATGATGAATTGTTTCAAAATCTAAGTGATACTACTGTTGACGAAGATGGACCAATGTTTTTATCAGTTGGTAATCTGGAAAGATGGAATAATATTTCAGACAGAGTTGTTAAAATAGATAATGAAGAAGACTATAATTTTGCAAGTGCATACGATGATTATGTACTAGGTGCTATAAATTTAGACAGATATTATAGAGCTAGAAATGATCAAGGTTATGATAATCTTTACAAACTAAATGAGGTAAGGGCACTATTAAAGAAAAGATTCCAAGCATATAAAAAGTTTTTAACAGATTTTGATAAAATATTTCAATCAGAAGGTTTCACAGATCTCAAGCAAGAAATTTCAGGCAAAAATGTAGCAGACAAGAAAAGCAAAGATTTTGAGAAAAATATTAGAGATAAAGCCAGAGCAACATTTAATATTCCTAGTCACAGTTATGTATATATCAACAAAGATTTTTATGACACAATTACAGATGAAGATTATGAAGACAGGGCCGCTTATTTAGATAATCATTTAGATCATTTTAATGATAAAGTAAACATAGGCGGAAAAATATTTGTGATACCTGCCGCACACTATACACAGGCCGATGATGCCTATACTGGATTAGATTTAATACAGAAATTCGAGTCAGCAAATAATTATTATCACACCTGGAGGAAAAAAGGTTACAAGGAAATACTTAAAAGATTTAGGCAACTATATGATATACCTTTCCAAGATCTTGGTTACTTGGGTAACAATAAGTTTGAAAGAGCAAGTGGAGAAAATTATACAGAACTAAAAAAATTAGGTATAGAAATTACTAAAAAAGGTGATAGCAGATCAGGAGCGCCTGGACAGAAGGACCTTGTTGATAAAGATGAGCTTAAAAATCCAAAGAGTGGTGAGCCTATTGATAGAGGTAGTGCCATGATGTGGGATCCTTTAGATGGCGATGAAACAGAAGATAAAATATTTAATGCATTTGATTGGGATCTATATCCACCTAAAATGAAACCACTTGTTGCTAAAGAACTAAAAGGCATGAAAGACCGTGAAGGCTATTACAGTTTTAAAGTGGCATTAGAAAATATACTAAAAAGAATAGTAGATGGTGACATTGATTTACCACTTAATTATCAGGATAATGTAGATGGTATGATAAAAGCGGCTGGTGTTGAAGACATGGATTCCTATAATTCCTCATCCAACCAAGTAGCAAATAAAACAAATTGGACTAACTTATCAGATTACTTAAAAATTGAAAGAGGTGTAAACGACCAAGGTCCTAATTTACTAAAAAAAGTTTATGATCAATATGATAGTGATCACAACTGGCGCCCAGAAAATCCAGAAGCAATAGGTATAGAAAGATGGGCCGCCGCAGTTAAGGCCGCATACGAATATATACAAAAGAATTATACTGTAAGTGCCGGAAACTATTTTAGAGACGGTGATAATGTAAGTCAAATGTATGGTGGGTCTGAACCTACAGCAGATGATCAATCAGGATTCGATGTAACAACACAAGATTATCAAGACATGCGTAGCAAATATTTTGATTTTAATACTATGATGATGAATGGTATGCAAAATTATATTGTGCAACCAGACGTAAACAGACTGGTAGGATTTCTCAAAAATGAACAAAATGATGAAACATTTAAACGTGCTGTTTTAGTCAGTATGATGAGAGAAAGAGAAGCAGGAGAAGAACCAAATGACTTCCAGGGCCACTTAGCAAGAGGCAGAATGTATCTTCAAAATAGAATGAGAGAACTTAATTCAGATCCTAGAGAAAGTGTTTACAATAAGTTTGAAAAATTACCCTTAGAAGAACAACTAGTAATTTTAGAAAGTTCAGCAGTATTAGAAAAATGGAGTAAGAAATATAAGTCAAGTATAGACTGTAATAATCCAAAAGGGTTTAGCCAGAAGGCTCATTGTGCAGGAAAGAAAAAGAAAACAGAAGCAAAGAGGATACCACGCAAAAAAGGACAACCAGCAGGTAGTAAAAAGCATAGCGACTTGTACACAGACGAAAATCCCAAAGGCACAATTAAAGGACTAAAATTTGCCACTGTAAAAGATGCGAAAGCAAGTGTTAGTAAAATCAGAGGTTCAGGTAAAAAACATGCACATAAAATACAGGCCGCGATTGCTATGGAACAACGGGCTAAGGCGGCAGGAAAAAAATCAGCGGCGGCTGTGTACAGAAAGTACATTAACCAAATGAAAAAGAAAACTAAAAAAATGAACGAAAGTTTAAGTAAAGTTAGTCAAGGGCCAGCCAGTAATGCACTACCAGATAATAGCATACCCTACTTATTAAACAAATTACTTGCTGAGCCTATGCCGGCAGGCGATCTTAAGAAACAAATGGAGGCATATTGGGCATTACCTGTTCCACAAATGCTGTCAGACTTTAGATTAGTAAGAGGAGAGGGTGGAGATCAAGCAGATTTAAGAAATGTTTTAAAGACTTATATAGATAGTCAATTACATCCTGAAGTTAAAAAACATGTAAAATTAAAAGAAAGCAAAGATGAAGTAATTAAAAAAATTGAAGATTTACCTGATGACGACTCGCAAACAGATAGAATTGTTCAGTACATAGATTCTTTATTAGATGATATGGGTGTAGGCGGCAGATTAAAAAGCATAACTACCCAGTTAGACGATATAGATGATAGTGAAGTAAAAAGGAATCAATTGAAGATTGCAAAAATGATTGCTAGTTTAGAAATGACAAATTTAGAACGTGCTCAACTACTTGCAAAATGGAAAAAAGATCAACTTGTAGACACTAAAAAATTATTATCTGGTGGTAAGTATGATTTCTCAGAAGTGTTTAGAGGATATGGCAAAGAGGATTATATTACAGAATTTATAGAAGATTTATCTAATGTTATAGGTCAGGGTATTGGTGCTGGTGAGTTTTTACTTTCAATATTGAGTGCTAAAATAGAAGGCATTGGATCAGGTAAAGGTAAAGGAGATTTACTTATTGATGGTAACCATGTAGAATTAAAAACTAAAACTGCAAAAGATGCCAGATTTAAAGACTATCATGTACAACCAGATTCTACTTGGTCAGGTAAAGTAGAAGGATTTAAATTAGACTTTGCTGATTTGGAAGAAGTTGCTAATATGCCTGCAACAGGATTAAATAGTGCTATGCATATTAGCCTATTGCAAAATCCTAAACTAACAAGTGATCCAGAAAGAAAGAAAAAAGCATTACGCAGTACAGCAGGTATATTACAAGCAACTAATACAGGATTAGATAAAACCCAAATTGAAACCCTACTTAAATTATTAAATGCAGGAGATGATGCAGAATTTAGACAAGTATATGGTAAGTATAATATTTTAAACTATCTAAATATCAAGAGAAGTGAAGGGGATCTTGAAGGTATAATATTCATGGATAAACAAACAAAAACTATTAACTATGTAAGAACAGAACAAGAAATACAAGATTTAAACTTAAATGTAAACACAATTTATCTTGTTAGCACAAATAATATATATCCTTACCCACAAATAGGAGTAAGATCATGAATATAAATGAAGTACTAGGAAAAATGGATAGAAATACAGAAATGATGAGAGATCTTGTGCAATCTGAAATAGATAAGAAAAAATTAAAAACACCACAAGAAATTAAAAAATATATCGCAGGACTTAGACTAGCAGGATTAGTCCAGTATAAAGAAGACGCAATCGCATTATTACAACATTTTGGCGTACCAGTAAACCTTAGAGCATCCGCAGGAGGCGGAGGCGGAGGCGGTGGCGGTGGTGCCGGAGGTGGAGGCGGCGGTGCCGGAGGCGGTGCTGGTGCTGGAGGCGGTGCTGGTGCTGGAGGCTCTGGAGGAGCCGGATCTGGCGGTACAGGTGGTACAGGCGGTGCAACAAGTTCAGGTGGAGACGGAGGGTCTGCAGACGGTGGTAGTTCAGGAGATAGTTCTGCCCCATCCTCCGATTCCACACCTAGTAGTGATGCTCCTGTAAGCAGAGGATTTTATGGCATAGGCACAATGGCACCCTATAAAAAATCCAAAAAGAAAAAAAAGAAAAAGAAAAAAAATAAACAGCAATATAAATTTGGAAAGGGAATATATGAAGCAATACAAGAAATTACTCCATGTCCTAAAACAAAGTCCAAAGGTTGCCAATGTGAACGTGTAAATCGTTTATCAGAAGCAGAGGAAACAGTTGAAGCAATAGCAACACTAGAACATGCTGAAGATAATGTAAAAGCCATGTTTAAATTTATTCAGAAGCCTGGTAGTGCAACAATTATACAAGGGATAGTTAAAGGCTTAACACCTGGCAAACATGGTTTACATATACATGAATATGGAGATTTAAGTGACGGATGTGATAGTGCAGGTGGTCATTATAATCCAGATGATGTTGATCATGGTGGACTACAGGAAGGCCATGTTGGAGATTTAGGAAATATTACTGCAGATGATTCAGGTGTTTCTAAATTTCAAATAAAGGCAGAAAGAGTAAATTTATTAGACGTAGTAGGTAGAGCAATAGTTGTACATGCAGATGAAGATGACTTAGGCAAAGGTGGAGATGAGGAAAGTCTCAAAACAGGTAATGCTGGTGACAGAGTTGGTTGTGGCGTAATACGTTTAAGAGAAGTTGGCTAATGCGATTATTCGAGCTTAAAGACAGGCCTCAACTAGACAAAGAGTTTGATAGAAATATCATGCCTCAAATCAGAAAAAACAATCTGGAAGATGGTGGATTTGAGTTCCAAAAGAAAAAAATTAAACTTAGCAAATTAAAACCAGTACAAAGTCAAAGAGTACATGGTATGCACGATAAGGCTATGCGAGGTTTTCAAGACGGTAGCATACGTCCTATAATAGTAGACAAAAACAATTATATTGTGAACGGACATCACAGATATGATGTTGCAAGAAGTCTTGACATGGACAAAGTAAAAGTCCTTAAAGTAAATGCCACTGTGGAAGAACTTATAGATTATTATAGTGATACTGCCAGTGATGAGCCCACAATAGAAGAACAATTAAAAGCAAAACTACAGCAAAAATTAAAGGAAATAGGCAAGGATAAACCATACGACAACAATGAAGATGATAATAGTTATATAACATCTATATATAATGATGCATCAGGCAGTCAAAAATTTGGGGAAAATGCATATATAAAGAAAGCACCTATACCAGGATTAAGTAAAAATGAAGTTTATGATAATGGTACTTCTAGACATATTTTTCTTATAAATCAGGAGCAACCTATCTTTTTGCTTACACTTAAAAATGGTTTAGATGGCTGGATAACAACAAATGTAGTAACACATTCTCAGTTTAGAGGTAAAGGCCTTGCTGTACCTGTTTACATAGCAGTAAGCAACACATACAAACAACCACTATATAGTTTTACTAGTCAAACACCTGCAGGGCACAAAATTTGGCAAAATCTTGCTAAAAAAATACCAAACAGAGTAATAGGTTATGATACAGTTGCCAAAAAAGAGATACCATTCGATAGTATATATGATGGTAACCTGCACACTAGAGCAAAATTATTACCAGGGTCTGTACAAGAAGGAGATCTTATACAAGGAAACTTCCCTAATAATAAAACACCTAAAGATAATATTGTAGTACATGTGTTTATATCTCCTGCACCAGGAGTTAAACCTGACTGGATACCCAGTAAAGCAGGATTTATTAAGGATCAATATCAACTTAGTAGGGAAATAGAAAAAACTTTATCAAATGGTATTAAACCAGAACACATTAAAGTACAAATAAATGGTATTTATATCAATATGCCTGAGTTTGGAATTACAGAAGACATTATAGAAGATGTAGTGGGAATGAATCCACATGCTGTGAAACCTTTCTTCTCACCAGATGAGGCAGACAGAGCCAACGATGAATGGGTGAACCAGGCACAGGTAGATCAAGAAGATGGTGTTATAGTAAAAGGCACAGACGGTAAACAGTATCGCATAATGACCAGTTATGGTAATCAACATTTTGAAGATGGAGAAGTTTATTTAGACGGATTAACAGACCCCAAATATATAGACCCAGAAGGTTATCCTGATGCCGCAGAACTGTTATACTATCATAGTGCTACAGGACATTATCCTAAAGATCCAGATGAAATAGACGAAAACGTTAATGATTGGTTTGATCAAGATAAATTTAATAAAATTTTTGCTAGGAGGAAGAAAAAGAACTTTAGCCCAGCAGTAAGAAAATATATTGATAGCAAAAATTGGAAATTGTCTACAGTAAATGTAGCAGATTTGGACGATCAAGCAATAGATGACCAATTTGGTAGAGTAATAGATACTGATCCTAGTGTAGGTGTAGATTTAGATGAACCAATATATGTACATGCTGATGGCAGAACAATACTTGATGGCTTTCACAGAGTTTATCAAGCAAAACGTGTTGGCAAAAAAGTATTACCAGCATTTGTACCAGAGAGTATAGATGAAAATTTTAATGATCCAGCATTTACTCCAACTTTAACATTAGATCAAATGTTATCAAAGTTAAAAAAGGATATGGATAAAACTGGTACAGGAAACAATTTTCACAGTGATTGGCTTGATTGGGTAGGTAAAAATAAAGTTTTTAAATTAAAAACCATTCCTATAGACTCTGTATCACCAGCAGATGGTTGGCAAGGAGATCAAAATAATATAGATAAATTGTTTAAGAGTAATTTAAGTGATTCTCCTATTATTGTAGTTCATAAAAATGGCGCCATTATTGATGGCAACCATAGACATCAAGCATTAAAGAAACAAGGTGCTAAAACAATACAAGCCTTTGTAGGCGAAAATTTTAAAGACGGCAAAAAGAAAGGTAAGAGTCGTCCAGGCAGAGTAAAACGAGCAGGTGCAAGTTGCAAAGGTTCAGTAACCAGTTTACGCAAAAAAGCAAAAAACAGCAGTGGAGAAAAGGCAAAAATGTATCACTGGTGTGCCAACATGAAGAGCGGTCGCAAAAAATCCTAAATAAATAGTAGTATGTCCAAATACTCTAAAAAAACAGATATAGATTTTAGTTTACCACAATTATATAAAAACATTTTTAAAAATGCAGATGAAAATGATTTAGTAATACGTGGACTAGAACCAGGTTCAAAAATTAAATACAACCTAGGACTTAAAAAAATTAGGTCTGCAATATCAAACCAAATACTAGAGCCAGCATCTATAGAACAAGTTGAACCTGTTGTATATTCTGATGACGATGAATATAAAATTATCTCTAGATGGTATCCAAGTGATTCTCAAGAACTATTTAATAATAATATACAAGATGAAACAACAAAGTCGCTATTACATAAATTAGGATGGTGTGATAAAAAAGGCAAACCTGCAAACATAGAATATAAATTAAACAAACAAGGTTTTAGAGCAAAAAATTTAGAACTAATAGATAAAAGTTCTATACTATTTTTAGGTTGTAGCCAAACATTTGGCGTAGGCATGAATATAGAAACAACATTTTCCCAAATTGTATCTGATTATTTTGATATGGAAAATTTAAATTATGGAATGCCAGGACAAAATTTAGAACCTAGTGCATTGTACTTATCACTTTTTTTAGACAAAGAAATAGATCCAAGTTTAGTAAAAGCAGTTGTAGTGTATTTGCCTCCTGCTGGAAGGTCAATGAGTTTTCATTATGACAGAACTGAATTAAATATTAGAAATATGGCAGATGATGGGGAAGTTATGTCAGAAAAATTTGTAAGAGAGCCTTTACAAGAACTTGATTTTGAAAAAATATCTAGAGCAAATGAATATTTCGATATAAAATATGGAATGTCAGCATTTCAGATTGACGACAGATTAAAGGCAGGATATAGAAATGTTGTAGATGACCATAGATCAACAAGTATGCTACATCATTGTTTACTGAAAGAAAATATATTTATGAGAGATATTTTTGCAATTAATAGTATAGATTTATTCTGTAAAACATATAATTTACCATTAATTATTCAAAAACAAGGTGAAATAAATGCATCTGAAAATGATTTAGCAAGGGACTTATCGCATCACGGAAAGCAAACACATCAATCTATTGCACATGAAATTATTAGCAAATTAGAAATATATTTAGATAAATAGTATTATGCTGATCAGAGATATCATTAATGAAACAACATCGTCAGGTGGGATAGCCACAGTTGCTCAGCCTATGAACAGCAACATAATTAAACGTCCTGGACCTGTAGTTAAAAAGAAAAAGAAGAAAGCGAAAGAAGGCACACGATGTTGGAAAGGATACGAAAAGAAAGGTACAAAGAAAATGTTTGGTAAAACAGTACCAAATTGTGTCAAAAAAGAAGGCAAATCCCCTCATAAAAAAGGTACAAAAAAATACAAAAAACACATGGCGGCCATGCACGCCGGATAGTATGAAAGCAGTCAAAGACAAAAATCAATATCTTAATTTAATTACTAGTACTGAAGCAAGAGTTTTCAATAAAATTGATTTATCAGGCTTCGTTAATGTAAATAGTTTAGACGAAAGAGAACAATATATAGCAGAGGAGTTATATAAAAAGGATATTTTAGAAAAAGTATCTAAAGGTGAAAAAGTTGGCTACAAAACGTACAAACAAAAGCATAAAATCTAATAAGAAACATCTTGCTAAAAAATTAAATAATCTTGCAAAAAAAGTTGCTAAGAAAAATGTTTTTGTGGTTGAAAGAGCAGATCCAGGCTATAATCTTATTAACTATGTAACTAAAGAAGTATTGCTAGAAAATATTCCCTTTCTTAAGTCTGCAAACAGCATGTGTAAAATTTTAAATAAAACACAAGAATATGCAACAATCAGAGGTGCTCAAAGGCATATTGACACATACTATAAACATTATAATGATCTACAATTTTATAAACATACAGTAAGAACAAGTAATGATAAAGTAAAAGTGTTTAGTGCTGGAGTAAGAATGCAAGAAAGCCTACATTTTATTAAAGAAGCCAAACTACACTTGTCATATTTTTAATCCATAAATTGTTTCGAAATGATAAATAAGGAGTATATAGAATATACTTTAGGAAGAAACTATGTTTATTAGAGATTTAAATCAACAGGGTCAAACAAAAATTGACAGAATTAATAAGTTACTAAGTGAAGAATTTGGTATGACTTTAAAAAATAATAATCCTAAGAAAGGTGATTTACAAAATTTAGTTAGGTTATCTGAGCAGGCAATTATTAAAATTAAAGACACTAGCAAACAATTTCAGTTAGCACCAGAGTACGCAAAGTATCTTGGCATAAAAGATATTGCTAAAACTATGATTGCAGAAGGCATGTATGCTGAATCACCAGCAAATATCAAAATGAAAGAGAAACTGTATGCAGAAGTAGAACGCCTTATGAATAGTGGCTGTACTTCTAATGAAGCAGTAACACAATGCATGATAGACTTTAAAAAAGGTCCAACAGCTCACAGTGAAGAGTGGGCACTTCCTATAGTAATGATGGCGGCTAAACAGTATGAAGCAAGTTGTAGTTCACATAGTGAATCACTAGAAGAGATTGCAACAGAAGGAGCAAATACAGAACTAAACGAATACCTACTAAGCGAACTTGCTAAAGAAATCGGAATAGAACTTACAGATGCAAATAGCATGGATGCTATTGAAGAAAAACTAAATGCATTTGCAACAGCAAGTGGTAAAACAAAAGAATCAGTAGTTGGCTTCCTAAATGGTCTTGAAGAAGAAGCAGTTGCAGATGGTATTAAATTCTTTGGTGCCAAAATTGCAAAAGAAAACTTTGCAGTTGCGGCCGCAGATGCTGAAGAACGAGGCGATAAAGAATTTGAATATCCTGAAGGTTCAGGCAAAATGCACCCTGTAACAATTAAAAAGAAAAATGCTGACAAAATTAATAAAGAAAGCATGTTTGATGACATTATAGACGAAATGTTATCAGAGGAAATAGAAGGTACATCAGTTGAAGAAGCAGAGGTTGTAATGGCTGTTAGAGCATTAGCAGACGACATTCAAGACCATGTTGAAAGATTAGGCCGAATGGTAAACGAAGATATTCCTGCTATTGCAGACCAAATGATACATGAGTTTGGTGCTGACAAGGCCTCTCAGTTTAAGGAATCAGCAGAGCAAACTTTAAGTTCAGCATTAGAAAGTGCAAAACAGGCCAAAGACGGTGTAAACGAACTAGTGGGTAGTATTACAGGTGAAGACATGGGAATTATGTCCGGTTCAGACGATATGGGTAATATAGAAGATCCACTTGGTGCAGATAGCCCAATAGATGATATGGATGCACCAGTAGACGTAGAAGAGCCAGCAGTAGATGTAAATGAACCAGCGGCGGCAGGACCAGAAGAAGAGCCACTAGGTAGAGCACCTGTAGAGGTGTAAAATGCTCATAAACGAAGTCATAGCATTACCAGAAAAAGACGAAGATTTTGAAGCAGGTTTGTTAGCAAAAATCCAAGATGTCTTGACTGTTGCTATGTCCAGAGATATTAAAAAAGTTTCAACAGAAAAATTTCTTAAAATACTAAGTGCAAATGGATACAGTAATTTAAGTTTAGACCAATTAAAATTAGCAGTAAACAAAAGTGGATTTGCTAATAGTATTGATGACAATGTAATTGTACCTAAAGATGAGTTAGGTGCAGACATAGATACTGAAGTTGAGCCAACTGTTGATGTAGGCGATATGGCTGGCAATCAGGCTATGCAAGATATTAAATCGGAGTTATAATGCCAAGTAGTTACAATACAGGAAGTAAAAACATATTTGTAAATGCCACACAGGCAAGAACAGATAGCAGAAACAATGTTGTAGTTCATGGTGAAATAAGGTCTATTGAATCTGAAGTCTTTTCTAATATAGACTCAGGTGTACTATTTGCAAATGTTGTATCAAGTACTACTATGACAAACAGTAATGTTTACTATTTTGTTTGGAACGGATCAGTTACTGACCCCACAAAACTAGATCAAATTAATTATGTCAAAAAATACTTCACTGACTTAGGTTATGGTGTCAACATAACCACAAATACTAGTTCAAATAATACTATATCCTGGAACATTTCCTGGTAAATAGTATTAACAAAAAAACTTAAAATTATATGCTAGTATCTAAATACGATTACCCCGCTCTACGACGAGTACAAACTAAAAAAGGAAGACAATATGTAGGTAAAGACGAGAAGCCTGTGCCTAGTGTTACAACTGTACTTTCTGACACAGGAGATAAGACTGCTCTTATAGCCTGGCGTAAACGAGTAGGAGAAGCAGAAGCAACTCGTATAAGCACAGAGTCTGCAGGGCTTGGTACCAAAGTACACAATGCATTAGAAAAGTTTATACTTCAAGAAGACTACGAAATAAAAGGCAATAATCATATTAGTGTAATGGCTAAAAATATGGTTACTGAAATGATAGATAAAGGATTAGTAAAAGTAAATGAACTATATGGTGTTGAAGTAGGTCTTATTGCAGAAGGACTATATGCCGGTACAGCAGATGGTATAGGTATGTACGAGGGAGATGAAGCCATAATTGACTTTAAAACTGCAAAAAAGATGAAAAAACGTGAATGGATAGACGATTATTTTATGCAAGGTTGTGCATACGCATTAGCACATAATGAAATGTTTGGTACAGATATTAAAAAAGTTGCAATATTAATGGTAGATAGAGATTCAAATTTTAAAGATTTTGTTATAGAGGGACAAGAATTCGAAAAATATTGTGATAAATGGTCAGATAGACTAGCAGATTATTATTCCAAAAATTCCTAAAGGCCAGAAAATGATAAATACTAGGTAATAGGAGACTTATTTAATGGCAACAAGTAATAATACAGTAGTAGTATCAAGAATACAAAATCGTAGAGGACTAAAACAAGATCTTCCTCAACCGCTTCGTGCTGGTGAATTAGGACTGGCTACAGATAGCAGACAGGTATTTATAGGTGGAGACCAATTAGATTCTACACTTAACAAAGTATTAATATTTGAAAATACTGACAATGCTAGGCAGATAGTAGATAGTATTGCTGATAATCAAATAATAAGTTTTACAGTTCCCCATAGAAGATTTAATACTAGTCTTAATGGATTAGACGGCATAGCAAAAAGTTTTACATATACTGGATCTAGTGATGTAAGTATTACTAATAGTTCAAGAGACGTATTTAGAAATACTGTAGGTGCTGGTAATGTTGTAAGTATTGAATCTGGTGCGGCCTTTGATGCTGATGATTTGACAGTTGTAAAAAATGGCACTACACTAAAAGGTAATAATACTGCTTCTATAGGAAACCTAACAACAGAAGACTACATTTTTACCTCAGGTACAAGTTTAGGAAACGATCACACAATTACATTTAAAACAACACCATTATCCAGCGATGATATAGGTATTACATATTATAGTAATTCTGCAGTAGTAAGAGCATTAGATGGTGCAAGTAGTAGTGATGCAAACATCAAGCCAAGTTACTCAGGTTTAACAAACTTTTATGACAGAGATAGTATTCCTACATTTTTACAAATACCACAAGATCTAATTGTTGTAAATGCCACAACAGGAACAGGATATTTAGGATTACAACATAAGCACACAGCCGTAATAGCAACAAGTAGTGCAGATATTACAACATTAGGTTTTAGTAATTTACTTGTTAGTAGAACTAGTGAAAAGGTTACAAATGCATCATATACTGCATCAGGCGGTGATATAACAGTTGCTTATACAAATGCAGACCAAAACTATACTACAAACGCAAATAATTTTAATCATGTATATGTAACAGGCGGTTCAGATTCAGATGTTGATGGCGTAGCCAAGATCACTGGTGCTAATAGTACACACTTTACATTTACTGTAAGTGGTACACCAGCAACTAGTGGTACATTGGAACATACAAGAATAATGAACTTTGATATTTCAGGTGCACCTAGTAGTGGTAATGTAACAACATCATTAAATACTGTTTCAGGAATAGTAAACAATACCGGTAATATTTCAATTACATCAGGTTCAAATGTAGAAATTATAACACCTGCTTGGCATAGTTTACAACTATTACCTCAGTTTGATCCAGCAACAGGAACACAGGTGTCATCATCTAAAGTTTTCTTTACACATAGATCTGCACAAAGCAGTACTCCACTAGATTTTACATTACATGAAGATGGTACAACATTATCTAGGTTAAACCTTACAGCAAAATCTTATACCAAAGATGATTCTGTAAAAGCAAAATTAGAAGTCTTTTTATATGATGCAATGATTGATCCAGCATTAAACTTATTCGAATCTGTTGATACTAATCAGGAATATACAAGCAATAGTACAGTTAAAGCAACAATAGGTTCTTACAGTTTAAACACTAATACAGAAGGAACAGAAATTACATTTAACAGTAATGAAGAAGCCAGAAACTTTAGCACACTAGTTAATAAATTATATTTTGAATACAGTATTTACAACACACCAGGTTCAGGAGGATTAGGTAGTTTAAGTGTAAACTCACGTGGCTTAACTAATATTAAAAATAATATTCAGTTGCAAACTGCAGAAGGTGCCGCAAGTGGGCTTCCTGATGTTGCATATGATACAACTGAAACAGCAAGTGTTCCAGCAACATCAAATACAAATATTAAAACATTTGACATAACAGCATATGATACTTTTGTAATTGACTACAGTATAGACTTTAGGAATGGAGCAAACTTATATAGAAAAGTTGGACTACTACAATTATCAAGTTATGATTATGGGTCAGGAAATCCAGCAGATGTAGTAATACAGGACTATGGTACTGATAAAGCAGTAGGGACAGTTACAGGAAATGTTCAATTTACTGCAAACGTATCTAGTAGTGTATTAACATTAACAGCAATCAGTAGTGTAAACCAATCTTGCAGTATGAAATATCTTGTAAGAAAATGGAATGCACCTTCAACATAATGATTGATGTTTTTAAAAACTCATAGCTCAACAGATCGCTTAAAAATTTGGAGAGAGTCGAGACAACAAGAATACTCTACTCCAGAGCAATTAGTAAACCAGTACAGCGATATAAAAATATTATCCAGGTATTTAGATTATTACACGCCTAACAGTTGGCCTAACCCTTTTGAAATAGTAAGTGAAGGTTATTTTTGCCAAAGTGGGATAACAATTCTTATTACAGCATCGCTAATTAATAAAGGTTTCATAACTAGTGAGCAGTTGACACTTCCTGTGATAAGTAATAACATATCAGGAGATTCAGGATTAGTTCTTCTTGATAATGATAAAGTATTTAATTTTACTCCAGGTAAAATAGTTACATGGGACTATGTAAAGGAAAATGCAACAATATTCCAAACACATATTTTAAATATAGATAAACTATCTTATTGACTTTTATACAGTTATATAGTAAAATAATTCTGCGATAAATATTATATTACAAACATATTGGGAACACACATGCAAGTACAGAAAAGAGACGGCACACTAGAAGACTTAAACATAGAAAAACTACACAAAGTTGTTATGTATGCATGTGAAGATATATCTGGTGTTAGTGCATCAGAAGTAGAAATAAATTCTAAAATTCAGTTCTTTGAAAAAATAGCAACAGAAGATATCCAGGAAACTTTAATTAAGAGTGCCGCAGATCTTATCTCGGAAGAAACTCCAAACTATCAGTATGTAGCAGGTAGGTTAATTAACTATCACTTGCGTAAGATGGTGTATGGGCAGTTTGAGCCTCCTTGTTTATGTGATATAATACAAGATAATATAGATGCTGGATTTTACGATCCTGAATTTGTAAAACTATTTACTAAAGACGAAATTAATCAGTTACAAAATTATATAGATCATAATAGAGACGAAGTACTCACTTATGCGGCTATGGAACAATTCCGTGGAAAATATCTAGTACAAAATAGAGCGACAGGAAAAATATTTGAAACACCGCAGGTAGCATACATGATGATTGCGGCAACTTTATTTGCAAACTATCCAGCAGATAAAAGAATGTCTTACATTAAAGATTACTATGATGCTATAAGTCAATTTAAAATTAGTTTGCCTACTCCTGTAATGGCAGGTGTAAGAACACCGCAAAGGCAGTTTAGTAGTTGCGTACTTATAGAAACAGACGATAGTTTGGATAGCATAAATGCAACAAGTAGCAGTATTGTTAAGTATGTAAGTCAAAAAGCAGGTATTGGCATTGGTGCAGGAAGTATTAGGGCAGTAGGCTCCAAGATAAGAAGTGGAGATGCAACCCATACAGGAGTTATTCCTTTTTACAAAATGTTTCAGTCTGCTGTTAAAAGTTGTTCACAGGGTGGTGTAAGAGGCGGAGCGGCTACACTTTATTATCCTATTTGGCATTTAGAAGTTGAGGACTTACTTGTATTAAAGAACAACAAAGGCACAGAGGACAACAGAGTACGTCATATGGACTATGGAGTACAGTTTAATAAACTAATGTACGAAAGACTTATAAGTGGTGGAAATATCACTTTGTTTAGTCCACAAGACGTGCCAGGATTATACGATTCCTTTTTTAATGATCAAGATAAGTTTAAAGAATTATATGAAAAGGCAGAAAGAGCTCACAGCATTAGAAAAAAATCTATACCTGCATTAGAATTGTTTAGTAATTTTGTCACAGAAAGAAAAGATACAGGTAGAATATATTTAATGAACGTGGATCATGCTAATACACATGGTGCTTTTTTAGAGGATATTGCTCCTATAAAACAAAGTAATTTATGTTGCGAAATAGATTTGCCTACAAAACCTTTAACAGATATAAACGATCCAGAGGGAGAGATAAGTCTGTGTACATTAAGTGCAATAAATTGGGGTGTAATGAAAGACACAAATGAACTACAAAAAATTTGTAATTTAGCAGTAAGAGGATTAGATGAGTTGCTAGACTATCAAGAATATCCAGTAAAGGCGGCAGAAATTAGCACAAAAAATAGACGTCCACTAGGCGTAGGCATAATTAATTTTGCGTATTGGTTGGCAAAAAATGATACAAACTATCAAGATCCTAATTTAGAATTAGTAGATGAATGGGCTGAAGCATGGAGTTTTGGCTTAATAAAAGCCAGTGCCGAATTGGCAGTAGAGAAAGGTGCATGTCCTAAAAATAATGAAACTAAATATGGACAGGGTGTAACACCTAATAAAACTTACAAAGAAGATATTGATGAACTAGTCAAGCATAAAGAGAGACTGGATTGGAAAGAATTAAGAAAACAATTAGCAGACACAGGCATTAGAAATAGTACATTAATGGCATTGATGCCGGCAGAAACATCAGCACAGATTAGTAACAGCACAAATGGTATTGAGCCGCCAAGAAGTTATGTTAGTATTAAGCAAAGCAAACATGGTGTATTAAAACAAGTTGTTCCAGGATATCCATACTACAAAAACAAATATGACTTATTATGGGATCAGAAATCTCCACAAGGTTACTTAAAAATAATGGCAGTTTTACAAAAGTATATAGATCAGGGTATTAGTGTAAACACTAGTTATAATCCTGAGCATTATGAGGATGAAAAGGTTCCAATGAGTGTTTTAATACAAGATATACTGACTTTTTATAAATACGGTGGCAAACAATTATACTATAATAACACCTACGATGGTCAGGGCGAAATCGATATAAACAAAGATGACGCTCAGGATGACCTCGCCATCACTGAAATAGATGATGAAGATTGTGAGAGTTGTAAAATATGACAGTACTAAATACAAAAAATAAAAAACATCATACTAAAGCCACTATGTTTTTAGATCCTACTGGCGGACCAGTTGTGCAAAGATATGATACTTTAAAATACAAGCAGTTTGATAAGTTTACAGATAAACAGTTAGGATTCTTTTGGAGACCTGAGGAAGTAGATATTCTTAAAGATGCTACTGATTTTAAAAACTTATCAGACCATGAGCAACACATTTTTACAAGTAATCTTAAAAGACAAATATTACTTGATAGTGTACAAGGTCGCTCACCTAACTTGGCTTTTCTGCCTATAGTGAGTCTGCCTGAACTAGAAACCTGGATAGAGACTTGGGCATTTAGTGAAACTATACATAGCAGAAGTTATACACATATAATTAGAAACGTGTATCCAGATCCAAGTAAAGTATTTGATGAACTATTAGATATACAAGAAATATGTGATTGTGCAGATAGTATTACAGAAAATTATGATAAGTTGATAGAGTATAATCTTTTGAGGGAAAAAGGATACAAGTCATATGACGAATATGAACACAAGAAAAGAATATGGATGTGTTTAATGAGTGTAAACATATTAGAAGGTGTACGTTTTTATGTTAGTTTTGCTTGTAGTTGGGCATTTGCAGAACTTAAAAGAATGGAAGGAAATGCTAAAATTATAAAACTAATTGCTAGAGATGAAAACGTTCACTTGGCAAGTACACAACAAATGCTAAAATTTTTACCTAAAGACGATCCAGACTTTGCTAAGATTAAAAAAGAAACATATGAAGAATGTACTCAAATGTTTGTAGATGCAGTAGAGCAAGAAAAAGCATGGGCAGAATATTTGTTTAAAGATGGCAGTATTATAGGATTAAATGCAGAATTACTTAAACAATATGTAGAGTTTATTGCGGCCAAACGAATGCATGCCGTGGGACAGGAAAAGATATATAATAGTGGTACCAATCCATTACCTTGGACTCAAGCATGGATTACAGGAGGCTCAGTACAAGTGGCTCCGCAAGAAACAGAAATATCATCTTATGTTATAGGCGGTACTAAACAAGACGTAGATGATAAAACATTTAAAGGTTTTAGTTTATAATGTATGAATTTAAAGAATTAGTTGGAAAAACAGTAACAGTAAAAACAATTTCAGGAATAGAAATCATTGCAAAATTAGTTGCATATGATGAAGAAAGTTTTAACATAAGTCTAGCAAATCCTAGGCTTGTAGTATTAGCAGAGGAAGAAGTTGCTGTTGTACCATACACATTTACAAGCAAATCAGAGCAATTACATTTATTAAGAGAGCAATTCTTTTCAATAGATTTATCTTTAGAAAATAGTTCAAGTGACTATGACAGATTGGTTAGTGAGCAAACTGCTAATCAATAAAGATAAATAAATGTATGTTACCAGTAGGATCAATTTTTAAGAGTGGTGTAGCCTGTGCTGTAGTTGTAGGGCCAGGTATTCCTAATATTTTAGTAGAAGGCTCTCCTATAAGTGTAGTAGGCGATAAAGTAGCACCACACGGAGCACCACCTCATACAAGTTCAGTTGTAATATCTGGTGTACCTAATATTTTAGCGGCAGGAAAACCAATCACAGTAGTATCAAGTACAACGTCATGTGGACATCCTATAACATTTGGATCACCTACTGTAGTCGCAGGATTGTAAAATGCCTCAACTGGTTTCTGTTCGTGGTCCCCACGCCAGAAACAATTCAAACAAAATAAGAATACAATGGAATATGGGAAATTCTTGCAACTATGATTGTGAGTATTGCCCACCAGTATTACATAACGGATCAAAGCCTTGGTTAAGCAAAGAACAGTACATAAATGCTATATCAAGACTATCTAACCACTACCACGCATTAGGCAAACAGACAGAGTATGAATTAATAGGAGGAGAAGTTACTGTAATACCTGGCTTTGAAGATATAATTAAGTGTATCAATGAGCATAATTCAACAAGTATTGTGTACACTAATGCTAGTAGAACAGTAAATTGGTGGAGTAAAGCAAAACATTATATGAATAGTGTTATACTAACACATCACCCTCAAACACAGGAAAAACAGCATTTTATAGATGTAATAAATGAAATAAAGGATTATGTACACATTGACATTAATATTGCAGGAATAGGCGGAGACGTGCTCAGATTGGGCGAATTCGCAGAGGAAATACGTGATTTATTTAAAGACTGTAATCATAATAATTATAATAATGTAAGTATATGTGTTAAAACCATGTATAAGAAGCTCTTAGGACGCCAGAACAAGCAGGAAACATATTGGCAATACACTACAGAAGAGGAAGAAGTATTACAAAGACCTGGCATAAAGCAACAGGAATTAGCACAACCAAATACCTCAACACCAGATCCTACAGCCTGGATGACAGAATTTTTATATGATGACGGCTCTACTGAATATGTCCAAAGTCATCAAATTGCAGACAAAAGATTGAATACTTTTCAGGGTATGCTATGTCATTTGGGTTTCGAAAGCCTAAATATAGACGCAAGTGGTGATATGTATAGTAGTTGGTGTGGTGCTGTTAATTTTGGTAATGTGTCTGACAAAATATGGAGTCTTCCAGAATCAAAAACTTTATGCCCTTATACTTTTTGTAATAATATAAGCGATATATCTATTACTAAAACTTTAAATTGATACAGTATTATGATAAAATTTAGACATCAGATGTAATGCTGGGCTATGATCTGTATCTATAAATAATTCTTTGTAATTCCAATCTTTTATATATCCATTTGTAACATAATTTCTTTGTACAACAGTTTCAAAAAAATGACCTTTGTATGACACTGAAAACTCTTTTCGTTTATCTGACATAAATTTTTTAAATGCTACTTCGTCTGTCTCTGGAAAAACTGTAGTAAATACATCATTTGTATCTTTTCTCATCAAATAATGTTTTAATAAATGATACCCTTCCATTGTTTTATTTACATCATTTTTAGGTTGCATGGTAATTAAATTTTCATATGAGTAATCGTTAGTTTTACAGGTATGTACATCATGTAGCCATTTACCATCATCTGTAAAAATATGATTTATATTGTATCCAACATTAGGCCCCTCTACAAACTCTACATCAATACCAAATTCATTATTGTAAACATCCTTTACATCTGCAAGATTTTCTTGATAAACATGATATTGAATTTTGTCACAATATTTTAAATTATTATATATTTTTTGAAAATCTAAATCAGGCGTAACAATATTATATGTATTTGTAAAGCCATATAATTTAAACAATAAATATGCATTATAATCGTTTAAAATCTTTATATTATCAGATACACCATTAGTTACACAAACTATTTCAATATTATTTTCTTTTAAAAAATCTAACAGTTCGCATAAATTTTTATACTCTGCAGGATCCCCAAACACAGAATCCAGTATTACTTGCTTAGTATTGTGTTTTGTTAAAAATTTTTTTAATTTTTTAATGCTTAGATGTTCAACAGGAATCTGTCTTTTGCCAAATCTATGATGAATAAAGGAACCTTGACTATCTACACATACAAAGAGATTATTTTTAGAAGTTAAATCTATATGTAATCTACTGTAATCAGGTGTATTATAGACCACCGGGGTTAAATAATCCTTTATTTACACCAAAGTTAAATCCACCGCCAGTTTCTAATTTTGCGGCATTAAAGTTTACAACCTGATCGTAATCTGTATTATCATCGTCGTAGTAATACTCTGGTGCAGATATTAACTCTTTTTCGTCTGTTTCATAAATTCCAATTGAATACTCTTCAATAGAATATGATCCAGAAACGTTACCATGTAATGAGAAATGATATATTCCTGGAACTGTAACATTTGCCATATTGCTTACATTTGAAGTGTCAGCATTAATAAAGTAATTACCACTTACATTTGAAAAACTACACCATGGTGGTACAGGACTAAAGTCTAACATACTTAATTCTGTTACGTTGTCTTTAATTTGTAAATTAGCATTAGCAGTCTGGCCATTAGCAACTGTTAATATAATACCTGAAGGTAAATCAGATATTGTAACGTCTGCTGTTTGCGGACTAACTGCAATAGATTTTTTTAACTTATCAGAATCTACGCCAGATGCTGTAACTAAATTATTATCAAAAGACATTTGTCTTCCTCTACCATCTACCATTCCTTCATTAATTACATATGATTTAATTTTAAATGCACCAGCACTAGGATATAAATCTGTGTATTGTGCAACTAATCCACCTACCTGAGCGGCGGCAACTGAAGTACCATCTGCAGTTGTATAAGTACTATTATCTGAAAAGTTAATTACAGAAACTTCTTCACCCAAAGCATATATGTCATTTTCTTCACCTAGGTTACTTGCTCCTGCCCCGTTATATCCTACAAAACCTGTAGAGTCCATACCACCAACTGTGATTACAGTATCTAATCCACCTGGTGAGTAATCATCACTGTCACCACCATGGTTACCTGCGGCGGCAACAACAATCATGTTATTATCTTCTAATTGTGTAAATTTTGAATCTATAAGACTATTTTTATCTGAAGTCCAACATGCAACAACTGTTTTAGTTTGACTAGGCGTATTTGCATTATGATGAACTAATACAGCCTCCAATGCCTCTATAACGTCTGCAACAGTTCCTGTGTAAGGATTAGCATTCATTAGTTTTACATTATGTAAAGTGGCATTTTTAGCCGAGCCAATATTTGTTCCAACAATTAAACTGGCCATAACAGTTCCATGTCCATCGGCATCGCCAAAATCTGAACCAAATCCTGTGTATAGGTTATTAATTGTTCTTCCACTAAACTCAGCATGAGTTGTGTTTACACCAGTATCAACTAAGTAAATGTGCTCACCAGTGCCTGTGCTTTGTGCATCATATGGAGCACTTGACGTACCTAAATCGTTACACATCATTTTTAAATGATTTGTATTAAATGAAGGCGTATATGTTTTGGCAGTATCTATTAATTCGCCGTATTTTTTTCCAGATATTGCATCATACTCACTAGTTTCACATTCTACTTTATATGTAAATGGAAAACTATAAGTTTTAGTAATCGTACCACCAGCAGATGTAATTGCTGATTGGGCCGCAGTTGTATCTGCATGAACTGACGAATCCATTTCAATTATATACTGTGCCATTTTGTAAACTCCTGATTAAATTTGTCTGATAACTAATATATACAATGTATTTATCATTATTCGTAAATATCAATATTGATTATGAGCCTTAAAACAGACATACAATTAGGAGATCCGCCAGGCATACAAGTTAGTTTGTCTGATAATCCCTATGTGCTAGTAAATGCTAAACAAACTGATAAAGGATTATTTGATTGTGTGTCAGAAAATTTAGAACACAGATCTAAAATAAATTTAGGACTAAGTGGCGGTATAGATAGCCAATTTTCTTTACAATGTTGCTTACATTTAAACAAAGAAATCACAGTATATACCTATAGATCATTTTGGCAGGAAACAATTCTAAATTCTGAAGATGTTTATATTGCTGAACAATTATGTAAAGAATATAATTTAACTCATAACATAATAGATATAGATTTAAAAGATTTTTACGATAAACTAACGCATTTTAAATACAGCACTAATTTTTTCAATAGCTCACCTCAACTATCTGTGCATTTTCACTTTATAGACAGACTAAAACAGGAGTTTGACATAGATCATATTATGTTAGGTGGTGACCCAACACTATTTAAGTATGCTCCAATAACAAGTAAAAATTTTAGACTATCTGGAGAGGGGTTTTATCAAGATCATATGGCGCCATATTATCTTTTTTGTGATAGTATAGGAATAGAATGTTTAAGAGACATAACATATCATAGCCCACAAGGTGTTTATGCAAGTTTTAAAAACAATCTTGACATAGTAAAAAATAAAAAGATTTTTATTACAAATGATAAACACTATAAAGATAATCCATATGTTTATAAATTTGAATACTACAAAAATGTTTTTCCAAATATAAAACCTCAGGTGGTTAGTACTACAGGATTTGAGAATCTTAAAAAAATCCTTGCAATGGAGTCAGGAACATATAATCAGTTTGATATATTATATAGATTCCCACAAATGGATTTAGTCCCCAAGACAATACCTCAAAGAGTTGTAGTTAATAAAAATAAAGAGCAATTAAGTTCTATATTGAACAGAATGAGAAATGTAAAGTATGATCCATTGTTAAAATCCATATATTCAGAATATATAGATTATGTAGAACAAAATAATTTACAAGATGTATCTCAATACAAATTCGATTTTTAAAACGGCTCAAAATTACCCTATAATATACATTAAATTTATATCCTGTTATAAATAGAAATTATAAAATATTATTATATTTTTAAATATTAACCTCCATATTTTTGTTAATAAAGTTGCCCCATCCGGCACATGCTTTACTGATGAACTTATGGTTAATCGTGGAGTATGTAATGAGCCAGAGACAGATAGACAAACTAAGAGACAACCTTGAATTATTCACACTTGTATCAATTTTTCTAGTGTCAGTTATTGCACTTACTCCCCAAGCCTAACGGAATGAGATGACAGAATTAGTACATAAAATTTTAAACAAAACAGTATGCGAATTTGTAGACTTCATAGAAATGCTATTTTTTATGCTTTTACCTTTTGCAGTACCATTTTTTATAATGTACGCAAGTACAATATAATAACCAGGAGATAAGATGAAAAAATTATTTGCAATGATTACTCTTTCTTTCTTTGTAACAGATGCTTTTGCTGACGATTGGAGAATGAGAAAGTTTGATGCTAACCAAGACGGTTTTGTAGTTGCAAGTGAACTAAAAGCACAAGGTTGTACAGTAAGACCAGGACTTTTTAAACACGCAGACAAAAACAAAGACGGAAAACTCAGTAAAGTAGAACTAAGACGATCAACTGAGTATATGATTAGAAACAGATGTCCAAAAGATTAATTATATTAGGATTATTAATAGTGCCGTGGGAAATACCTGCGGTATTATTATTGTCAACTATTTTAACATTATTTTAGGAGTAACAATGAGTTTTGTAATAGGTTTGAGAAACAAAATTTTATGGTTAGGCTACCAAGCATTAAGACCTTTAATATTCTTAATGGAGCCTGAACAAGCTCACTATTCATTAAAACGTATAGGTGTGCTATTAGGAAGTAATCCAGTAACCAAATGGCTAACAGGCTTGTTAATGGATTACAATCACAAAAGTTTAGCAATCACAGTAGATGGTATAGACTACAGAAACCCAGTAGGCCTATCGGCTGGGTTCGATAAAGACGGAGAATTAACAAAAATTTATCCTTCTTTAGGATTTGGACTTGCTGAACTAGGATCATTTACAGGTGAAATATGTCCTGGTAATCCTGGTAAAAGATTATTTAGAATGATAAAATCAAAAGCAATCGTTGTATGGTATGGACTTAACAACGAAGGATCAGAAGTAATATCCAAAAGATTAGCAAATGAAGACTTTGGTAGATTAAGAGTTGGTATAAATGCGGCAAACTCTAACCTTACGCCTGAATTTGACTTAGAAATGTCTATTAATGATTACTTAAAAACAATGAAACTTTTTAAAGATATAGGCGACTACTACGATGTAAATATTAGTTGTCCTAATACACAAGACGGCGAACCGTTTGTGGACAAGAAAAACTTAGATGCTCTTTTAACAGCAATAAATAAAGAGATAAGGCCTATTAGTGATAAGCCAATTTATGTTAAATTAGCGGCTGATATGTCATTAGATGAAATAAATATTATTGTTGATGGTTGTGTTGAACATGGTATGGACGGTGTAGTTTGCACAAACTTAGCCAAGCCACAATACAACAGCGAACACAGACCTGAGGAATATCCCACAGTAGATGGAAGACTTCCAAAGGGTAAAGGTGCAATGAGTGGTTTACCACTACAACGTATTTCAACTAATGTTATAAGACATGTATATAGAAGGACCAGAGGTAAACTTACTATTATAGGTGTTGGTGGTATATTTAGTGCCAAAGATGCTTATGAAAAAATTACTTCAGGTGCAAGTTTATTACACATGATTACAACTATGATATTTGACGGCCCACAAAACATTAATGAAATTAATAGAGGATTAGTTAAATTACTTAAAAAAGACGGATTCGATTCTATTGAACAAGCAGTAGGTTGTCGTAATCCATTACCGGAGATAAAATGAAAAACACACACAAAATAGCAACTGCATTCTTAATGTTAGTATTATCTGCCCCAACCTTTGCGGCTGAGCATGTAGTTAAGATGCTAAACAAGGGCAATGATGGAATGATGGTATTTGAACCAGCAGTCTTATCGGTAAATGTAGGCGATACTGTAAAGTTTGAAGCAACTGATATGGCACATAATTCTAAATCAGTATTAACTCCTGCAGGAGCAAAACCTTGGATGGGTAAAATGAGCCAAGACATATCAGTAACATTTGATACAGAAGGTGTATATGTATATGAATGTACGCCACATGTAATGATGGCAATGGTAGGCGTAATTAAAGTTGGCGATGTTAAAGTTGATGACGCAACAAATAAATTTGCAAATCAGTATAAAAGTAAATTTGTAATGAATCATGATAGATTGAAGAAATATCTATTGGAGTTATAAATGAAATTTGTGGGATATGATTCCTGGAAAAGACCTATATATAAGGACGAAGATGTAGAAGTCATAGCGGCACCGTCACCAAAACCAGAACCTAAACCACATGTAAACAATTATGTTGAAGCAACACCAGAAGATGTAAAAGAATGGCAAAACGGTGGCGACTTTTTTATGACAGGCAAATTTGATGCTATGAAATTGTTTGTTGTAGTTCCAGCAGTTATACAGATTGTGGTATTTTTTATGATGTTGGCTGTAATGGGTTTTAACATGTTGATCTTTGATTAAAGAAGCAGTAAAGGCCGTTATTGGTGTAGGTAAACGTAGCGGTCAATTTAAAATTTCTCCTTTGCGAATAATTCTATTTGCATTTTTAGTAGCATCAGTATTTTTAGGATTCGTATCTTTAATGTTACTATTGACAAGTATTATTTTATAAGTATAATAAATATTAATTTAGGAAGATTATGGCTTTTGTAGTAGGTAGTCCTTGTGTTGGCTGTAAAGACACAAAATGCGTAGAGGTATGTCCTGTAGACTGTTTCTACGAAGGCCCAGATATGCTGGTAATAAGTCCTGATGAATGTATTGATT